GCATATGCTGGTATCATAACCAGTGGTGGTGTTAATCAGATTATTGTAACTAATAGAGGTGAAAGGTATCTGACTGCACCTACTGTAGCAATTTCTTCTTCTCCAACTGCAGGAGGAACTGCTGTTGGTATCGCAACACTTATGTCTGGTTTAACTAATTGTGATGGTACTGATATAGGAGAGAAAGTACAAGGAATCTATGTTACCAATCCAGGTAGAAATTACACTGATAATCCTGGTATTGTTATCTTCCCAACTGGAGATGATGGTGGGGTTGGAGCAGCTGCATCGACGAGAATATCTGATAATGTAGTTGGTGTCGTAACTCTATCAAGTGGTGGTTCTGGATATACCACTGCACCTTCTGTTACCTTCAGTGATCCTGCAGGTGTTGGTAATACAACTGCTACTGCTATTGCGGTTGTAAGTTCTGGTGGAACCATATCCCATGTTTATGTAACTCATGCTGGTTCTGGATATGTATCTAATCCTACAATCACTATTGGATCTCCTTACATGTTGGGTGAGGGAACATTCATTGATAATGAGACTGTCATCGGATCTTCAAGTAGTATAACTGCTCTGGTTAAGACATGGAATGCTGTATCTGGTGAATTAGTCATCTCTAATTCAACAGGAGAATTTGTAATGGGTGAAAATATTACAGGTCAGGAAAGTGGTGCAGTCTATCAATTAAAGGTTGAACAGACTGATAATACAGTTGATGAATATCCTAATAATCTTAATATTGAAAACGCAGCAGATTCTATTTTAGACTTTAGTGAGTCTAATCCATTCGGAACACCCTAAATATAAGATAACAGGTCTAAAAAGATGTTTGAGTATTATTACCACGAAATATTAAGAAGAACGATTATTTCTTTCGGAACTCTTTTTAATGGAATAGAAATCAAACATGATGATTCTGATGGTGATGTATCAAGTGTTATCAAAGTTCCTCTTGCATATGGACCTACTCAGAAGTTTTTAGCAAGATTGCAGCAATCTCCAGATCTTAATAAAGCAACTCAAATATCATTACCAAGAATGTCATTTGAGTTTACTGGATTGCAGTATGANGGATCANGAAAAGTAACAACAACTCAGACATTTAAATCAGAGACTGTAGGAATAGCAACGGCAATTAGAAAAACATATATGCCTGTTCCTTATAATATGTCTTTTGAGTTAGCAGTATTCACGAAGTTGAATGATGATATGCTTCAGATTGTTGAGCAGATATTACCTTATTTCCAACCTGCATATAATTTGAGTGTTGACCTTGTAAGTACCATTGGAGAGAAAAGAGATATACCTGTTATAATTGAAAATATTACAATGGAAGATGATTATGAGGGAGACTTTACGACTCGTAGATCATTAATTTATACTTTTAGATTCACTGCAAAAACATACCTATTTGGTCCTGTTGGTTCCAAGGCTTCTGCATCCAAGGATCTTATCAAAAAGGCATCTATTGGATACATTGCTGGTGGTTATACCAAGACTCCAAGCAGAGATGTTACTTACTCGGTTGAACCTCGTGCTACTCAGGCTTATGATAGTAATGTAACTACTAATCTTAGTGTTGATATTGGTCTAGATTCGACTATGATTCAGGTTAATGATTCCTCTGCTATTGCTGAAAATACATATGTCATTGTAAATAATGAGTCCATGTATGTGGATAAGAAAGATGCTACGGATACTAACAAACTCTTTGTTAAGAGAGGAGCAGATGGCACAATACCAACTGCTCATGTGGCTGGTGCAGGAGTAAATCTTATTACTGCTACAACTAATAGTCTTATTGAAATTGGTGACGATTTCGGTTTTGATGGTTCTTTTAATTAAAAACAATGAAAAAATTAGATGATGCTTTCAACATTTCTGATACTGAAGTAGTGGAAACTGAGACTGTAGGGATTACACCTGAACAAAAACCTGATAGAATTGTTAAAGATGATGTAACTAGAGATTATGAGTATACAAGAGGCAATTTATATTCTATCATTGAAAAAGGACAAGAAGCAATTGATGGAATTCTTGAACTTGCTCAAGAGAGTGACATGCCAAGAGCATATGAAGTAGCAGGTCAATTGATTAAGAGTGTTTCTGATGCCACTGATAAGTTGATGGATCTTCAGAAAAAACTGAAAGATGTAAATGAAGAGCAACAATCAAAAGGCCCTAATACTGTTAATAATGCATTGTTTGTTGGATCCACAGCCGAACTCGCTAAACTTCTAAAAACTGGACTTCCCAAAGACGATAAATAAGTTGAGGGAGAGAAATCCCAAAGTACTAAGATTACTCATAACATGTCGGAAGACAATATTGAAAATTTGCCGTCTATAGAAGACTATAAAGATAATTCTGATGAATTGCCTTCAGTTGAAGATTTAATAACTGAGCAAGAACTACCATCAGTAGAAGCATTCGTTGAGAAAGAAGAAGAAATAAAAGAAGAGGAAGAAGTAACAATAATTGATGATGCAAATGGAAATCCACATATAGAGGTTACCGATGTAATTCCAGCACCTCAATGGGGTGAATTGGTTCGTATGGTAAACGATGTTAGGGAAAGTATCCCTGATATTCCAGAAATAAAATCTTATGATAATGAACTCAAAGAACTTTCTGAACACTTAGAACAATTAAAAGAAAGTATTCCAGAAGTTCCAGAAGTAAAGTATTATGATACAGAAGTAGAAACTATATGCGAACAAATTGATTTGGTAAGAGAGGAGGTTAAAAATCTTCCTGAAGTAAAATATTATGATGAGCAATTAAATACTATTGAAGAGAAGATTAGAAATCTTCCTGAACCAAAATATTATGATGGGGAAATAGAAGCAATATGTGAAGCTATTGATAGTGTAAAGGAGCAAATTCCTACTTTCCCAAAATGGGTTAATGAGGTTAATGAGGTTCCTGATTTTTCATGGATTGGAAAAACCTTTAGTGTCATTGATGATGATTTTGTTAAGGTTGGAGATCATATAAAAGATCTTAAAACTAAATTTGATTCTGATCTTGATGAATTAACTGAGAATATAGATCTTAAAGATTTTGAACAAAGAGTAGAGATTGAAGAATTAAAGAAAGCTAAAGATAAGATATATGAGGAACTAAGAGAATCTGCAATTAAAATATGGGAGTATCAAAGATCCTATAAAGATGATGATAGAAAATTAAAGAAGAGTATATTAAGTAAACTCAATGAGACAAAGCAAAACATTGAAAAGCAGATAGATGAATCTTATAACAAAAGTAATGAGTCAAATGAAACTCTTAAGTCTTACTTAGATGGATTAAAAGAAGAAATTTCTAATCTCTCTGAACCTAAAGATTATGATGATAATATTACAGAATTAAAGAAGAGTTTATATGGTCTTGATAAAAAGTATACCGATCAAACCACTAATATTGCTGAACTTTATAAAATTGTTGAGGAACTAAAAGGACAGCAACAAGATCTTACTGAGGTTTATAATAATAGACCTTTAACTCCCGATCCTGCACTTAAACAAGGTAATGATCCTCTTACTCCAACGGATCAAAAATTTGCTACTCTTCAAGACTTAGCAGCAAACTACAGATTATTTGTAAACAGAGTTGAGCAACAACTATACACTGTTGGTGGCGGTGGTGCTGTCAGACTTGATACTTTAGATGATGTTGGTATATCAACTTATGCTGGAACCTCTCAGGGTATTAAAGAGGGTAATCTTTTAATTTATGATGAAAATTTAAAACTTGTTGGTATTGCTAGTACAGCTTTAGGGGGAAGTACTACTAGTGTTGGTGGTACTGATTTTATTTCTGGTATTGCTGCTACGTTTAGTAGTAAAATAACTACTAATTTTCTTTCTGGTGTTGCTGGTACATTCAGTGGTAATTTAAATGTTGGGGGTACGATAACCTATCAAGATGTAACTCATCAAGATGTTCTTGGTATTATCACCGCACAACAAGGTATTCAAATACTTAATAATGGTTTAAATGTAAACACAGGTATCGTTACTATTGTTCCTCCAAGTGGTATTGGAACAGTTAGAATTGGTGCAGGTGACACCACACTTTATGTTGATGGTGATGCTCGTGTGGTTGGTATACTCACCATAGGTCGAGCATCTGTAACAATTGATGGTACTACTAATAAAATTACCATTGGTGATGAAGATGTTACGATTACGGATTCTCAAGTTACTATTGGTGATAATGTAACTATTGATGCAGGTGCATCTGGTATTAACTCTGCACCGAATGTCTTTTATGTTGCAAAAGATGGTAGTGATTCTAATAATGGAACATCAATTGATAATGCTAAGTTAACAATTGCAGGTGCAGTAGGAGTGGCAACGTCAGGTTCTACTATTAAAGTTCTTTCTGGAAATTATCAGGAAATTAATCCTATTGAAGTTGGTGCTAATATATCAATTGTTGGTGATGATCAAAGATCAGTTAATGTAAGTGGAAACTCTGCACATAAAGATATCTTCTCAGTAAGGAAAGGAGTTAAATTAGCAAATATGACCTTTACTGGTCATACAGGATCTGCAGCTGCAGTTGGATTCCCTACAGCAGAAATTGCAGAAAACGTAGGAGGTGGTAAATGGAAAGGCCCCTATATTCAGAACTGTACAAGTAATACAACGACAGGTGTAGGAATAAGAATTGATGGTAATCAGGCAAGATTACTTAAGACAATGAACGTGGATGCTTTCACTCAATACAATCAAGGTGGAGTGGGAGTCGCAGTAACTAATCAAGGTTATGCTCAGTTAGTATCAGTATTCACTATTTGTTGTGACAAAGCAATCACATGTCATACAGGAGGACAAGCAGACGTTGCTAATAGTAACTGTAGTTTCGGTACATTTGGATTAGTTTCAGATGGTAAGAGTCCTGTTCAATATACAGGAGTTGTTACTTCATCAGCCGCAGCTGCACAAGATAATGTAATTATTAATATTGGTGTTACAACATCTACTATAAGTGGAGTTGCATATACTCATACATCAGGTGAAGCAACCGTAACGACAAGTGGAGCACATCCTTTCTCTGTTGGTATGGGAGTAAGTCTTGCTAACATCGGATTCTCTTGTGCATATGGAGCAAAAAATTATCCTGAGAAACAACCTTTTGTTTTCAGAGTAGCATCCGTTCCTTCAACAACTAGTTTCACTGTTAATCTAGGAATATCTACACTTGCACATACTTACATAGGTGCAGGTGATTCTGCAGGAACTGCAAAGATTGATGTTGATAGACCTTATGATGGTCAAATTGTTTTCTTTGATCAATTATACGAATCAGTAGAAACAATTACGGTGACAAATGGAGGTAGTGGTTATACTTCTACTCCTACTGTGACTGTAGATGCTCCTTCTGGACCTAGTGGAGAAACAGCAACAGCATTTGCAACTCTTGAAGGAGAGTCAATTGCTTCTATCACTATTATTAGTAGTGGTAATCAGTATACGGAAACTCCTGATGTTACCATTAGCGGTGGAGGTGGATCTAGTGGAGCTGCAACTGCTGTGATGTCCCCAATTTACTACACAATAAATAGTTCAACTCCAGTAACGTCTGGAATTACTACGTTAACTCTTGCAGAAAANTTGATNAATACTGTTGGTGTAGGAAGCACTGTATTCTTCCATCAGCAAAGTAAAATTATTGCTAGTTCTCATACTTTTGAATATATTGGTGCTGG